AGCTTGTTTGGTGCGGCCTTCCAGCATGGTTCTGTCCCAACCAAATACTGCACTCACCGCGTCTTTGAGTGTGTTGGCAAAACTTTCTCTACGAAAGTGATGCAAATTTACCAAGTAATCTGCAATGGTATCTTTTCCTGAACCAATGAATCCACAAATGCCAATGATCATGCCAGTTCCTTGATATTTAAATGTACCAGGGTTGTTTGCAGCATGTCAATCTGTCTGCGACAGTCCTCCAGCGCATGATGGCTGGTGGCAGGCCGGGGCAACCCTGGATACAAACTATATACCGTACGTGCATCACGGATCTTGTAATATTGCCAAGGTAAAGGTTTACCATAACTCTTGTAGGCATGCTCAAGTATGTTGGCATCGTATGTGGGGCCGTTCATCCAAATGCGATTGCATTTCCAACATAACCGGTGCAATTCGTCCAGTGCTTGATCTAGTGGTATACGTCCATCTTCTGCAAAGGCTTCGTCCTGTGCGGCTCCTTGCGTGGCCCACCAATTGATGGTGCCTTGTTCAATGGTACGTGTCTCCTGGCTTTCGAGATCCACTCGAGCATAATATTGTTGCTGGTAATAGCCCGAGCCAAGAGGATCAAACGCCTGTGCCGCAATGGTTAAGATTGTTGCTTCGGGACCTGTTGCTAACCCTTCAATATCGATCATAAGATCCAATTTGATTCTCCCAGTACTTGTGTACAAAGATTATAACACAATTTTAACAAAAAGTGTGAGCAGTTTAACCGATAACCCAGGTAAGTGGTTGCGAACCATCCACATACATTTTGAGTTGTTCAATAAGAGCATCCATTTGAGTCTGTGCTTCGGATTTCATAGCAGCGCCATTCAGTGTACCACCGCCTTGTGGTCCAGCTATGGTGCCAAATTTTTCACGTGCTTCGCCAATGATCATTTTGCAGTTGGCTACCATGTAGTCTCGGATCCATTGGCTTATCTGATAGTCACTCAAAAGATTGAATTCGGGTTTCAAATTGTAACTCCACAACAACACAGTTTCGCCTGAGCCCTTGGGATCACGAATCAGTTGCAGTTTCTTTGTCACAGGGTTGTATGTATAGGCCATGAATGCGCCAAACATGCGTCCGGCTAGTTCAATGTACTGACTGTAAAAATCGTATGTGGCCAAGCCACCTGCCACGTTGAAATTCATCAAGTACACATTAATACTTGCTTGTGCAAACGGATCAAAGTTTGATGCAAACGGTCCTGAGCTGTCGCCGAATGTTCGTCGAAACACCTGTCGCACACTTATGACTTCTTGAGGCAGTTCATAAATGTTAACGTCTTGTACCAACTGCATAAAGCTGTAGCTTTCTTCATAGGCATTGTTGGCTCGTTGGCGGTAAGTTCCAATGGTTTTTTGATAAGCCGCTTCGTAGTGTGAAGGATCTAATTCTAGGTCAATGATATCGCCGCCCAGTTGAAGCTTGACATATTCGATCAAGTTTTGCTTTAGTGTGGGCAGTGATTGCGGTTGCTGGTCTGGCATGTGGAACTCCAAGTCTCTGTATTTATTGTTTAGATTGTATCCAAGCCTGTAGTTTTCCAGCAATGAGATCATGTCCCAGTTGATTGGGATGTGCAATATTGGGGCGGATATACTGATTGTTTTCCACATTGATCAGATGTTCGCCATTGTGGTCGCTGGCGTCAAACCAGTCTGCTGCTGTTTGTTGGCCCTGTGCCCAAATTTTGTCAGTGTCAACTCCGGGCAGCCAGGTGGGGTAACGCACCCATCCCGAAAAGTAATAGTCGTCAAATCCTAGAGTTGCACACCATGCTTGTAGCGTACTCACTGTGGCACTGGACCTCATGACCTCATGCTCTCGGCGATGAAAATACATGTACAACTCTTTTATTTTGGAGTCTGCGGTTGACTCCCAGTTAAAAAATCGTGGAAAGTGAGCTGTCCTAGCAGGGTTGGTCAAAAAGAAAATAGCAGTGACTTGTTTTCTTTCATTATGGTGTTCTGCAATATAACTCTGCAATTGGTACAACATGTCTTCATTGCTTGCACCACCTGATCCGTAGTTGTAGAATTCATCATACTGCATTTGTTTGTGTAACAACTCACCGTAACGAAGACCACTGCCTAACTCTGCACCTTCGGGCCAACTGTCTCCCAGTGTGATCAATACCCGGCTCATTCAAATCCTGATGTTGCATTTGATTTTTTGCTCACAGCATAAATTTTTTTATGACCGTGGTTGATTGGACAGAATTTGCATTGCGGAATTGGATCATCAATATGCGCAATAAAATCTCGACCTCTTGTTTCAAATTCATCAACTGACAATGCTGGATAACTGTTCATTAGTTCACGATCGCTGTTGCTGATATCAAAAGAATACTGTTGGTCAAACTCAGGAAGCAGTGCCACTGGACCACATTTATACAGTCGACCACGTATGAAATGATAGCATTTGAACATGGCAAAACCGCAATGTTTGTGTGCTATTTCTGGATCATTATTGTGTACAGTGTATCGACCTTGTGCAGTTTTTTGAACTGCTGCTTTGTAAAAATCATCATATTCCCACACACCGATATGCATGCCATTTGAATCAACAAACGCATGATTTGCGCCGTTGGTTTTATCTGCGTCCTGGTCACGAGAGCAGTAACTGACTGTGCCTTGAAGAAACTTTCTTATTTCTGCAAAACACTTTTCTCGATCGTTTTCATTGTGCAAACTTACGCCTATCCAATTGTGGACCCAAGGATATACTGGGTCAGTAAATTTAATCAAACGATCATACAGTCCCGGGACTGAATTCAAGCGAGTGCCATTGGTCAATACTTGAACTGATTTACCCCACAAGCGGTTGATTCCATCCACCCAGTCCAACAGGCTGGGATTCAGCAAAGGCTCGCCACCAAGTATGGTAACACGCTGTAGTCTAACATGCCGAGCCCATTCAGTATATTGTGCCTGATGGTCGGCCCAATTTTGCCAACCTTTGAAATTGTGATCGTTGAATCGATTGCAATTTGAACAGGCCAAATTGCAGACATTGGTTATGTAAAATTCTATATTGGGTATAAAAACACGAGGATCACTAGGATCCTCGTCTGGTATTGTGTACATGTGCTTATTTACCAGGCCTTGAGTATGACCAAGTTCTCAGTTCCACGTCCGTTAAACGGAGTTTCTGTTGTGGATAGATCTTTGTAGATCTTACGTGCTGCCGGCTTGCCTGCGGCTTGCACGGCCTTCACAACATCTGCTGGCTTGCGCACAGTTTTTTGCATGGTCTCAATGGTGCTGAAGCCAATGATGCTGTTGCTTTTCACAGTGAATGCCTGTGTGTGGCTGTCGGCCACAAGATGAATCAACTTGCGCTTCTTGGTGTCGTACAACCAGGCTTCGGCTTTGTCCACAAGACTTGCGGCCGGCAAGCCTTTGAGCTTGAGCTCTGCAAATTCCATCATGACCTTGAATTTTGCGGCACGTTTCTCAGGTGGCACTGACTTGACCTTGCGTGGTTTGCGTTCTACTTTTTTAATCTGCACATACGCACCGCAGTCATTGACTACTGCTTCGCAGAACTTCACAAGATTACGCATTTGAATTTTGCTGAGGTGACTGTAGCCTTCGACCAATTGGGCATCCTTGCCTTCAATCACAGTTTCAAACTCTGCAAGTTTGTGCTTCCACAAGTTGGCAATGTCCGAAATCATCTGCGGTGCCACGTTCAGGCCGCGGATCACCATGATAGGCTTGTAGTCTGCTGACATCTTAGCACCGGCTGTGACAAACTCATCAAACATGCCATCCAGTTCACCAGCACATTCTGATACCTTTTCACGCAGGCGGTCCTGAATGTTGGGCTTGGCCACCGCAGGTGCAACTTCCGCTACCACAACTTCGGGTTCACGAGCAGTCAATATTTCTTGGATATAGCCTTCTAACCTGACTGTTTCTGTGTCTGTAAGTTCCAAGCCCACCATGCTCATGCGGCACAGCCATGCAGTGGTCAGTCTGACTGCTGAATCAGGCACGCCTTTCAATGCACGGACATCTGCTTTGCGTCCATTATGCTCTAAATAAGCCACCAGCATTTCACGTGCATCCTTTTTGCCATAAAAGTAATTGTACCATGAAAAGGCAGCACTGAGTTGGCTGGTTCGATCGTCTGTGGGTTGCACCCGCCAGGTGGGTTCGAGTCCTGTGTATTTGGTATCAGGACTGCGGGGGTTCAGTGGCTTGACAGCGGCTCGTGTGGCGTTCATGGGGGCTCCTGTAGGTTGTGTGTAATTATAGCAGAATGGCAATTGTTGGTCAATCCCAAAGCCCTTTCGGGCTCAGGGTCTTAGAACACATGCCCTTTAAATTGCTCATAATCATAAAATGCAACCAAAGTACTACCACGGAAAAACACTGTGACACCGCCCAAATCCTCGCGCACATCTGCCCCTGTAGTCTCTGCAATAAAGTCCATGGCACGAGTCTCAAGTGCTTCCATCAAGTCATCACCGGTAGCATTGTAACTGGCAAGAGCCTCTGCTTCATAGTTAATACTATAGTTTGGTGCTACACTGTTTATCATCTCATCATGCAAATTGGTAACTAAATCACTCATTGCCGGCTCCTTTGTTGTTAAGTCCTTATTATAACATTTTGGGCATTATTGGTCAACCAGACACAACTGCAAAATTCTGCTATAAATACACCATGCCAAGATTAAGTATGTACCGGCCTAACCGGACCCGAGATTATCAATTTTTAGACCGCACCATCAGCGAACAATACACAGTTGGCGGTCTTGATATCTATGCCCACAAATATTTAGGCCCTCAAACCGGAGGCCAGGATTCTACATTCTCAGGCAATTTTGATGCCACTCAGCCCATTTATGAAGATCAAAGCGCCTTAAACATCCAGGATTTGCTGTTGCTGGAGAATCGAGACAGAACCTATGATCCTGACATTTATGTCATGCGCGGTGTGTACAACACACAGGATGTGGATTTTGACCTAACACAATTTGGCCTGTTCCTCAACAACGACACCATATTCATGACGTTTCACTACAACGACATGATTGACACTTTTGGGCGCAAGCTCATGAATGGCGATGTGCTAGAAGTTACCAATTTGAGAGATTACAATCCGCTGAATTCAGCATTGCCTCGCAGTCTGCCTAAATACTATGTGGTGCAAGATGCTGATTTTGCAAGTGAAGGGTTTTCAGTAACCTGGTTACCACATTTGTGGAGAGTCAAAGCCACCCCCATGGCTGATTCACAAGAATTCAATCAGATTACCAACCGACCTTTTGTGGCCGAATATATTTGGGATCCGGGCGATTACTATCCAGCAGGGTCTGTGGTCAATTCAGGTGACATTTATTTCCGATCCATTCGTAACGTTCCGGCAGGCGTAGACATTACTGACTCGTCTTATTGGACTGCGTACACGCCGCCTACCATCAGCGACCTACAAGGTACCAGAGTCAAAGACACTCAAATCAATGATGCTATCCTGATACAGGCTGATTCTGACGTGCCACTCAGTGGTTACGATACCACACAATTTTACATCGTGCCCACGCGGGACGACGGACAACCTGCCAATCCTGCAACATTGACCAATCAAGACGGGGACACTGTGGATGGCACACAAGGTGGCATGAATGTGACTCCACGTGCTGATGGATACACAGCCGGTTATCTCACTGGTGATGGTGTTCCTCCCAATGGCCTGCCGGTCACTGCTGGGGTGCAATTTCCTGTGAATCCTGTGGCAGGGGACTATGCATTGAGATTGGATTACCTGCCCAACAGACTGTTTAGATACAATGGCCGAGCCTGGGTCAAGATCGAAGAAAAGGTACGCACTAATTTAAACAACGGTCCTGTGAACAATACTTTACGCAGTGGCTTTGTGAACAATACATACACTGTGCCTACCACAGACATGGGCAACATCCCCGGCAGACAAAGTCTCAGTGAAATACTCAGACCTCGAGCAGACAATGGTGATCAAAATGGCAACAAGCCGGCCAAGCCGTATCCGCCTACTTACCCAGGACAAAAGTCGAGTTAACTCATGCAACAATTTTTTTATGACGCCCAAATACGCCGATTTTTACTGCAATTCACCAGAATTTTTAGTAACTTTCAAATTGAATACGGTAATGAAACTGACGGTGTGAACAATGCTGCATTGCTACGTGTGCCTGTGCGCTATGGTGACGCTAGTAGAAACGCACAAACCATTATTCAAGATAACTCACGCAACAGTTTGCCATCCACACCGCTGATGACTTTTTACATCACTGCATTAGAGTATGATCGTCCCCGAATGCAAGAACCTTATCATGTGAGCAACATGAGTGTGCGCCAGCGCACCTATGATGAGGCCACACAAAGTTTTGAAACCACACAAGGCAATGCTTTTACCATTGAACGTCTAATGCCAGTGCCTTATCGACTGACCATAAACCTAGACATCTGGACTTCAAATACCAATCAAAAAATGCAGTTGCTGGAACAAATTGTCACTCTGTTCAATCCCAGTCTTGAAATTCAAAGCACTGACAACTTTATTGACTGGACCAGTTTGACTGTGCTAGAGCTGGATAGTGTGACCTGGAGCTCGCGTACCATTCCCATTGGCACAGAAAATCCCATTGACATAGCCACGTTAAAATTTGGACTGCCAATTTGGATTTCAAGTCCGGCCAAGGTCAAGAAATTGGGTGTGGTCGAGCGCATAGTGAATTCTATCTATGACAGTCAAGGCGATTTGAATGATGCTGTGACTAATAATGATTTGTTGCTGGGCACACGACTATTGGTCACTCCTTGGAATTACAAAATTGTTGTGATTGAAAACAAAATACAATGTTTGTATGCACCTACTATTGTGCCCGACGGCAGTTTGGACACATTAGTACCCACACAAATTGTGGCCGGCAGCAGTTTGTTGTGGCCCACCTTGATCAGTGCGTATGGTGTTTATCGTCCAGGAATCAGTCAAATCAGACTGGATCAACAAGATGGCTCGGTAATTGTGGGCACCATTGTGATTGATCCCAATGATGACCGCCTGGTGCTGTTCAACGTTGATCCAGACACTGCGCCAGCCAATACCCTGGCGCCCATTGATGCTATTATCAATCCCCTGGTCAGCAGTCCCGGCAATGGCTTGCCTGTGGCCGTTCTAGGTCAACGATATCTGTTGACTGAAGGCACTGGTTCACATGATCCCGAAAGCGCAGCTCAGGCCTGGTCTGGCACAGGTGGTCAACCCCTGGTGGCTGACGCCAATGACATAATTGAATATACTGGCACAAGATGGCGTGTGGTTTTTGCCAGCGTTGGGCAAACTGATTTACAATATGTGACTAATATTGTGACCGGCACTCAATACGAATGGGCCGGTGCTTACTGGATCAAAAGCTACCAAGGTGAATATGTTGGCGGAACCTGGAGCATTGTGCTTTGAAAGCAGTGGGTGTTTGGTTTCGTAGCGGTGCCACTGGCAGGTATCTTTACCTGTTGCGCAACGATGACCGGCACCCAGGTGCCTGGGGACTGCCCGGGGGCAAGGTAGAAACTGGTGAAACTTTGTTGGGTGCCATGGAACGAGAGTGCATAGAAG